ATGTATGCCATATGTTAAAAGAACAACTAAAGCTGGGAAAACAATAGAAATAGAATATTATTACACTTCCCAGTACAACAGAAAGGGCAGAACTAAAAGAGATAAAGTTAAAGCTACAGAAGAAGCACAAAAAAGAATAAACACCAAACAGGCAGAAAGAAAAATCCGTCTGTTGATGAATAATAACTTCGGCTATGGTGATTTCCATTTAGTCCTCGATTACATACGACATAAAGGTGAGCAGGACAGAACCCCCGAACAGATGAAGAAAGATATACAGATATTCTTGCGTGAGTGCCGCAAAGAATACAGAAAGCACGGCTTAGAATTTAAGTACATACACGTTATGGAGATAGGCAAAAGGGGCGCACGACACCACCATTTAGTTGTAAACCACATCGACCCCCAGATATTACAAAAAGCGTGGTACAAAGCTTATGAGGGACATAACAGAGTTAAGATATTCCCTCTCGATGATAGCGGACAATACAGCAAGCTTGCCAGCTACTTTATTAAGTATACAAGCGAACACCTAAGAGATGAAAATGGCAAAAGATTGCAAGGGAAACGATGGAACGCGAGCAAAAACCTTGTTATGCCAGAACCAGATTACGAGATTATTACAGACAGGCTGTGGTATCGTTGCGAAGCTAGAGCACCCAAGGGTTACTACATCGAAAAAGACAGCATTGAAAAGGGTATAGTAAGTCCGGAGTATTACGGTTATGGATATTACAGATACAGGCTTGTACAGCTTGATGATATGCAGGAGAAGAGAAGCAGAAAACGAGGTGAAAAAAATAAATGCGTAACGTAAGAATAGATAACGAAGCAGGAGCACAGGAAACATTATTCCAATGGGCGGAATACCAAACAAACAAATATCCAGAATTAAGATTACTCTACCACATACCCAACGGTGGCAAGCGAGACAAAGTAACAGCAATTAACCTAAAAAGGCAGGGCGTAAAAGCTGGTGTTCCAGATTTGTTCCTGCCTGTAGCAAGGGGCGGCTTCTTTGGATTGTACATAGAATTAAAGGTTGGAAGCAACAAGCCTACAAAATTGCAAAATGAATGGTTATGTAACTTAAATAAACAGGGTTATCTTGCTGTAGTGTGTTACGGCTGGCAGCAGGCAGCAGAAATATTAGTGGCATACTTAGAGTGCACAACGATGAAGTTACTTAAACAGGCAGACAAGCAGGTGTTACAGCCACTGGCATAGCAGAAAAAACAAAAGGAAAGAGGTAAAGAAAAATGAAAACTATTAGCGTGATTAATTTAAAGGGCGGCGTTGGTAAGACGTACACAAGCTACAACGTAGCTTACGAACTTGCTAAGAGAGGGAATAAGGTGCTTGTTATAGACAACGACAAACAAGGAAATATAAGCAAGATATGCAGTGCTTACAATGCAGACGAAATAAGTGCAACAGCTAAAGCACTAACAGGAAAATACAATGATCCACAGGAGCTTATAACACACGCAGATTACAGCATAGATATAATAACAGCTAATATGTCGTTAATGGCAGCAGTCTGGCAGTTAGCAACAAGCGAAGACGACCAGATAAGTGCGTTTGAAAAGTTAATAAATTCTAATATAGGCGAAAAGTCTTTAAAAGAAGTGTACGACTATCTAATAATTGACAATCCACCAGATATTGCATTTAATGTCATATCTGCGTTAAAAATAACGGACGAGGTAATAGTACCTGTAAAAATTGACGAGTGGTCTCTCGAGGGCTTAGAGATAATAAGCGAGCAGGTGAAAGAAGCGAAAAGAATAAATCCAAAGATAAAGTTATTAGGTACGCTGATAACAATGTACAGAAATGATAATAGCAATGTTGTGGGCTTAAAATGGTTGCAGGAACACAGCAATGTTAATGTGCTGGGGACAATTAGATATACAGCCAAAGCAACAGAAAGCACATTCTTCAACAAGCCAGCATACGAGTATAGCCCTCTTTGCGGAGCGGCACAGGACTATAAGAAGTTTGTTACAAGATATTTAGAGGAAAGTGAGGTAAAGAAAAATGGCTAAATTTACAATGTTAGATATTCTTAACGCACAGAGCAAAAACAGCACAAGCACAAAAGTAGAAAGCTACACGGAAATCTACTTAAATCCTAAAGAAGTAAAACCAAGTGCAACTAATTTCTACAGCCAGAACGACATCGAAGAGTTAGCTGACAGCTTCCTTACTGTCGGACAGCAACAGCCGACAGTCTTAGCACGAATAAATAACGAATACCGCATTGTGAGCGGACACCGCCGCAACCTTGCTAATTGCTTATTACTGGATAGAGGACATAACGAATATGAGAGAGTCCGTTATCTGTATAAAGATATGACAGAAGCAACATTCGAACTTAGCTTGCTAGTAGGGAATGCTTTTAACAGAGAGCTTACACCATACGAAAAAATGGAACAGGCGGCACGCCTTAAGAAAGCATTAATAAGAGCTAAGGAAGAGGATGGTTTAGAGATACAAGGAAGAATGAGGGACATAATCGCTGAAACCCTTAAAGAAAGCACCTCGAATATTGCAAGAATGGAGCAGATTAATAACAGTCTTAGCGACAGCGCAAAAGAGCAATTTAAAAATGGCAATATGGGAATAACCGCCGCATACGAGACAAGCAAGCTTACAGAGGACGAGCAGGAAGCAATTGCAGACAGATACGCGAGCGGCGAAGATGTTAGAGCCAAAGAGATTGCGGAAAAAGTAACAGAAAAGAAAGCGGCAGAGAAAGCAAAGAAAGAAGAAGCAAAAGAAAAAGAGAATGTGGCAGCAGATGAATACAGAACACCGCACCCAGAAAGCATAACAAGCTTGTGTTATAGCTGTTTAAATTACAGTACTTGTAATGTTAAGACATCTACCTGTAAAAAATGTGACGAGTACGTTAATAAGGCAGAAGCAGAGAAGACAAATGAACAGCGTTATAGCGAAGAACAAGACAGAATAGACAGAGAGACAAAAAGAAAGCTACAGGAAAGAGACAGAGAGGAAGCACTAGACAAAGCACTACAGCCGCAGGAAAAGAAAATACACGAGCTTAAATTATCGGCACAGTTCTACGAGGACGTAGCAACAGGCAAAAAGAAGTTCGAGTTGCGCAAGAATGACCGCAATTTTAAGATGGGCGACAAGCTCATATTAAACGAGTATCTTAATGGCGACTATACAGGAAGATACATAGAAGCAGATATTGTGTATATGCTAGAAGATTATAGCGGTCTGGAGGACGGATATTGTATACTTGGAATTAATGTTTTTGGCTAGAGGTGTAAAATGGTAAATACAGAATTTAATAAATACAATAAAATACCAATGCAAAAAGAAGAAAGAGAGTATTTTGAAAATGGAGTAAGAACCCTTTGCGGCACAGAAGTAATATATGTTAAAAATCTAATAAGCACCCCAGAAGCAAAGCAAATATTCACGTCTGATGATTTGAAATTTATGGAAAAAGAGCTTGACAGACAGGCGGGGGCTATATTCGCAAGAGTTCTAAGGGCAATTAAAAGAAAAGATTTTGAAGAAGCGTGGAGAGTAATGGCAAGAAGGTGAAACGATGGGCGAAATAATACTCTTTCCTACAAATAAAAATTATTGTAAAGAATGCGTGTACTATAACGAAAAAATGGGAAGCTGCAATAATGATAAATACAACAAGAATACCTATGAGGTTAATTGCGAACTAAAATATTGCAAATACAAGAAACTAAAAACTAAAAAATAAATGTGTCCAAATCGGACACAAAATTAATAAAAACTTGACATAGGGTACACCATATGGTATTATATAGTTGTAAGGAGGTGATACCGATGTCAAAAGAAAATAAAAAATCCGCTAACGCAAGAGAGTGGTTAATCAATGCGTTAACGGACATAGGAGTAGGAATTACACTCATACTCATTGACAAGCTTGTAGACTTTTTAATAAATCTGCTGATAAGATTATTAACAAGCTAAAAGCTTATAACGAGGGATAAGCAAAAACTTATCCCTCTAAAAAATATAACACACAATACAATTAAAAGAAAGGGGTAAAAATAATGTTAACGAAAATAGGAATTTTTTTGATTATGATAGGAGTTGCAAAGATAATAATATATTTTAAAGAGGGGGGAGACAAATGCCAGTAGGAAAACCAAGTTATCAAACGAAAGCGAGCGAAAAATACCAGAGAAAGGCTGGGTATATAGCAAAAACATATAAATTAAAAAAAGATACTGTGCAGGAGTTTGCAGATAAATGCAACGACAGCAACAAAAGTCAAGCGTCTGTTATTACTAAACTAATGAAGATGTATATATCGGGCGAAATTGAAATATAAAACGAAAGTGGCTTTAATAAAAGGCGAGAAAATGGATAAGGAGATTGAAGATATTATAACGGCTGCGGTGGCAGCAGGTATTAAACAATACAGAGAAGAACGAAAAGAAGAAATTAGAGCTAATAAGTATCACGATACTTATACCCTAATGAAAAAGTATAAGAGTGCTAAGTATCACGCTGATAATGCTATTTCAGATAGCACGCAGCTTGATAGTGAATTCTTCGGGCGTGATGAGCATTTAGATAGCGTGAGACACACGCGAGCACAAACAATGTTAATGCTTGCACATATAGATAGCGTTCTTACAGAGATGAAAAGACGGCGTGAAGAACAGGGGAGGGAAATAGAATACACGGCTTTTAAAATGTATTTTATTGATGGAGTTGATTATGCCGAGATAGCCGAAAAGCTAAACACAGGCAAGAACACACCTCGCCGTTGGATAAGCTCTATTATTGATGAGATGAGTACATTGCTTTGGGGGTATGAACTTGAAAGATTGGGCTGAAAGTTTTTATTTTGGCAGGCAGTGGCGAAAGACAAGAGATGAATTCTTGAAGTCGAAGAATTGGATGTGTGAGCGTTGTGGAGAAGCGGCAACAATAGCACATCATAAGAAATGGCTTACACGAAACAACATTAATGATGTTAATGTTACGTTGAACTGGAATAACTTAGAAGCATTGTGTCAAGACTGCCACAACAAAGAACACCACAGAAAAAGAAAACAAAAAAGATATATTGTGGACGAGAGCGGCAACGTGCTACCGCCCCCATTGTAGCACTTCGGGGTAGTCTGAATATAACCGAGTGTGAAGCTGGATTTTACCGCTTGGGGGTCGCACGCGTGCGGTGTGGTAAGGGGGTGTGGTATGGTATAGGGAAAGCGTGGTAAAAAGATGGGGTTTACTTAGGGAAGTTAAAGAGGTAAAATAATAGCGTAAAAGAGCGAGAAAGCAAGCTGGTAACAGCATTAAGCTTCTCGCTCTTTTTGTATTCTGTATTAAATCCCCTATACCCCAGCGCGAGAGGGTGCTGGGGTGAAAAAACAATAAAAGGGGGCATAAAATGGCACGAAAAAAGACAAAAGAAAAGCAAATTGAAGATGAAAAAAGTCGCTTAAAAGGCATTTTTAAAGATTTAGAAGAAAACAAACGCGAACTTGTAACACCACTAATTGAAAAAGCGGCGTTTATTTCTGTGGAGTTAGATATATTACAAAAAACTCTACAGGAAAACGGCTGGACGAGCGAGTACAAAAATGGTGAAAACCAGTATGGAACTAAAAAAAGTCCAGAGGCAGAAACGTATGTAGCACTGATTAAGAATTATACTGCAATTATAAAGCAACTAACAGAGCTAGTACCAGCCAAAAAAGAGAAGAGTAAGCTGGCAATGCTGAGAGAAGAATAATTGCAAGAGATTAATTACATACAAGAGTATTACAATGCGATAACGACAGGTAAAGTTATTGTCGGCGAGTGGATACGCAAGTTGTATGAAATCCTAATTAAAGGACTGGAGAGCGGCGAATACATCTACAATGCAAAGAAAGTAAATAAAGCAATAAGATTTATAGAGAATTTTTGCCACCATAATAAAGGCAGAAATGACCTTATTAAGCTTGAATTGTGGCAAAAAGCTATTATTGCCGCGATATTTGGCATTGTAGATGACAGCGATACAAGAATTTTTAGAGAAGTCTTTATTGTAGTTGCAAGAAAAAATGGAAAGAGTTTATTTGCAAGTGCGATAATCGCTTATATGGCGTTCATCGAGCCGGAATATGGACAGGATATATACTGTCTTGCTCCAAAACTCGACCAAGCAAAGATTGTATACGGCAATTTCTGGGAAATGGTTAAGAGCGAACCAGAACTAAAAGAAAATGCAAAAAAGCGCAGAAGTGACATATATATTGCAGATTATAACAATACAATACAACCTATCGCTTTTAATGCCAAAAAAAGCGACGGATTTAACCCAAATTTAACAGTTTGCGATGAAATGGCGGCGTGGTCGGGTGACGCAGGACTTAAGCAATATGAAGTTATGAAGTCCGCCTTAGGTGCGAGAAAACAGCCTATAATTCTAAGCTTGTCGACTGCTGGATACGTCAATGATGGCATATATGACGAGCTGATGAAACGCTCAACTGCTTTCCTTAAAGGCAGAAGTAAAGAACGCAGATTATTGCCATTCCTCTATATAATTGACGATGTTGAAAAATGGGACGACATAAAAGAGCTTATGAAGTCCAACCCAAACCTTGGGGTGAGCGTACAGCCAGACTTCTACCAAGAAGAAATTGCAGTAGCTAAAGGTAGCCTGAGTAAGAAAATAGAATTCTTAACAAAATACTGCAACATTAAACAGAATAGTTCTGTAGCTTGGTTAGATTACAATGTGGTTGATAAGGCGGCGGTGGACTATACGCTCGAAGACTTCCGCAACTGCTATGGAGTTGGCGGTATAGATTTATCGCAGACAACCGATTTAACAGCCGCTACAGCACTAATACAAAAAAAAGGCGAGTTGTATGCGTTTACACAATTTTTTATGCCAGCAAAGCGAATGGAAACATTACAAGCAGTGGACGGCGTACCTTATGGAATTTATGTAAAACAGGGCGTTTTAACCCTGTCGGGAGAGAGTTATGTAGATTACAGAGATGTATATAACTGGTATGTAGACTTAATAAAGAAATACAAGATAAGAATGTTAAAAATTGGATACGACAGATATAGCGCACATTATCTCGTAGACGATTTGAAGAAATTCGGCTTCCACACGGACGACGTCCACCAAGGGGAAAACCTAACCCCTGTCATAAGAGAGTTTGAGGGGATAATCAAGGATGAGAATTTTAAAATATGCAATAACAACTTGCTTAAAATCCATTTCCTTGATGTGGCGATGAAGCAGAACCTCGAAACTCGTAGAATTCGCCCAGTCAAGCTCGAACCTAAAGCACACATAGACGGCTTCGTGTCCGTGATAGACGCTATGACAGTAAGACAAAAATATTGGAAAGAGGTCGGCGCGTTGTTAAAAAATGAGAAAGTGGGGTGATAATATAGGAATATTCGATTATGTTTTTGGAAAAAAGAAAAAAGAAAAACAGCTAATAGATAAGTATTTTACTTTATTGAGTGGTTATAGCCCTGTCTTTACAACATTTGACGGCGGCGTGTACGAAATGGACTTAACAAGAACAGCAATTAATACATTCGCTACACACTGTAGCAAGCTGAAGCCTGAGATTGAGGGCGAAGCACTTAAACACTTAGAAAAAACACTACAGTTTAAACCAAATTTTTTTATGGACACAACCAAGTTTCTGGCGAGGGTAGCAACAATTTTGGAATGTGAACATACTGTATTTATTATCCCGATTGAGGACAGATTTGGCGAGCTGTGCGGCTGGTATCCTGTCCGCCCACAGTTCTCGGAGTTGATAGAGTATGACGGAAAGCCTTATTTGCGCTACCACTTCGCGAACGGCGAAAAGGCGTGCATTGAATACGAAAAAGTAGGGGTACTGACAACCCACCAGTATAAGAACGACATTGTAGGCGAAGATAACGACACCCTACAGCCAACCCTACAGTTAATACAGACAAGCAACGAGGGAATTATCAATGCTGTTAAGAATTCTGCTAATATCCGCTTCTTAGCAAAGATAGGTAATATCTTAGCAGAGGAAGACATAAGAGAAGAAAGAGACAGGTTCACAGCCGAAAATCTGACAGCAGATAATAAAAGTGGCTTACTTGTCTATGACAATAAATTTGAGGAGCTTAAGCCGATTGAAAGCAAGCCCTACACGCCTAACGCCCTGCAAATGCAACAGATACAGGAAAATGTCTGCACACACTTCGGGACTAATATGGACATATTACAAAATAAGTTTAACGAAGAAACGTGGGGCGCGTATTACGAGGGTAAAATTGAACCTTTTGCTCTACAACTATCTCTTGTTATGTCTAATATGTCTCTGTCCTTGGAACAGCTAGCAGATAATGCAATAACATTTAGTGCGAATAGATTACAGTATGCCAGCAATGCAACAAAATTACAGGTAAGTACACAGCTATTCGACAGAGGACTAATAAATAGAAATTCTGTAATGGACATCTGGAATATGCCGCACGTCACAGACGGCGATAAATACTATATTAGACGAGAATACACAGAAGTTAATCAACTCAACAATGACGAGCTGATTAATAATAACAATAACGAAAGCAAAGAACTGGACAGCGAAGATAATAAAAAGCAAGCTGAGACAGGCAATAAGGAGAATGGCAAAAGTAACAGTGAATAAAGAGTACAGAAGTATCACAATGCCGCTTACTGTAACGGCAACAGGGCAGAAGCTTTTAGAAAGCGAGTACTACGTTGAGGGCTACGCTACAACATTCAACAGCCCTTACGAGTTGTATAGGATTGGCGACAAAAAGTACTATGAAGTAATAGACAGGCACGCGCTTGATAATGCAGATATGAGCGATGTTATTATGCAGTACGACCACACAGGTCGCATATATGCTCGAAACAGCAACAATACATTACTGCTTAATATTAATGACAGAGGATTATTAATAGCCGCAGACTTAAGCAAGACACAGCTTAGCAGAGAGCTGTATGAAGATATTAAAGCAGAAATGATAAACAAGATGAGTTGGTCTTTTATCGTAAAAAAAGACAAATACGATAAAGCCACAAGGACAAGAACAATCCTCAAAGTAAGCAAAATCTACGATGTTAGCGCGGTAAGCGTTCCAGCAAATGACGATACAACAATATCTGCAAGAGATTACTTTAACGCACAGCGTGAAAAGGAACAGCAGATGATTAAAAGAATTGAAGCACTAAAAATATTAAGTACGATTTAAAAAAGGAGAAAAAATGAGATTAAAAGAAATTGAACAGAGATTAGCGGCAATCAAGGAAGATATCGAAAAAAGAGCAACTGAATTAACAGCAGAGGAAATAGCAGGATATGAAACAGAAGTAAAAGACTTACAGGAAGAACGTACACAGCTGTTAGAGCAGCAGGAAAAAAGAACAAAGTTACTCGCTTCCCTTGCGAATAACGATATTACAGATACAACAAGCGGAACAGTACCGACTATTGTACAAAGCTTTAAAGAAAAGAGAACAGCCGAAAATCCGACAGATACTAAGGAATACCGTACAGCGTTTATGAATTTTGCGTGTCGCGGTACAGCTATGCCGCTGGAAATGAGGACAGGTGAGAACACAACAGTTGCAGATACAGGCGCGGTAATTCCTAACACAATTATGCAGGAAATAATTGTAAAAATGGAAAGCTACGGCAATCTTTACGCTGGCTTTACTAAGCTTAATATACAGGGTGGTGTTGCTATTCCAATCGCAGATATTAAGCCTGTAGCTAAGTGGGTAGGAGAAAACAGTAGCGAAGACCAGAAGCTTGGTGCTAATAACTCGATTGTCTTTAATTATTATGGTATAGAGGTAAAGATAAGCCAGAGTATTCTCGTCAATGTTACTACTTACGAAATGTTCCAGAAGCTCTTTATCCCTCTCGCAACAGAGGCAATTGTTAAGGGTATAGAAATAGCGGCAATTAATGGCGAGGGCGCAGACGGCAGTAAAATGCTTGGCGTTACTAAGGACACAAGAGTTACTAATGTTGCAACACTTACAGAAAAAGAAATCTCGAGTTGGAGTGGCTGGCACAAGAATGTTAAGAAAAAGATTAAGAAAGCTTATAGAGATGGAATATTTATTCTTAATCAGTCGACTTTTGATAGTTACATAGACGGAATGGTAGATAGCAACGGACAGCCGATAGCAAGAATTAATTATGGAATAAATGGTGAGGAAAGCTATCGTTTTATGGGACGTGCTGTCGAGACAGTAGAAAGCGACATACTCCCAGACTATGATGATGCTTCGGACGGCGATGTTATCGGAATTTATATGAAACTTTCTGATTATGTATTTAATTCTAATATGGCTATGACTGTGGTTAAGTGGACAGACCACGATGATAACAAGGTTAAAAACAAGGTGATGATGATTGTGGACGGCAAGCTTGCGGACGCCAATGGTGTCATTCTGATTAAGAAAAAGGTACAGGAAGTGTAATGCAGGCTGATTGAGAGGTGCAAAATGTTAAAAGAAGAATTGGAAGCTCTTACAGTCGAAGAGCTTAAACAGATGTTAAAAGACAAAGGACTTGACGAAAAGGGCAAGAAAAGCGAGCTTGTAGAGAGAATTCTGGCAGCAGAAGAAGCAGATACAAGTGAAATTCCGGCAGCAGAAGAAGCAAATACAAGTGCGAATGTGTCCAATTCGGACACAAGCAAAGACACTGTAACTGTTAAAGTGGTAGACACTTACAAAGATAAGGAAAGAGGAAACACCCAGCGCATTAATGACACATTCGAGGTTAAAAGTGAGCGTGCAAAACAGCTTGTTGCGGCTGGTGTTGCGATAATCGTATGACAGATATTGTTAATACTATAAAGGGCGCAATGCGAATGAGCATTGCGTCTGACATAATAGACAGCGATATATACAATTGTGTACAAGCTTGCAAAGTAGATTTGACACTTGCAGGAGTTAAGAAGCTGGACGACAGCGACCCACTCGTGTTAGCGGCAGTTACAGCGTACGTTAAAGCGGATTTTAATTACAATAACCTCGGCGAACGCTACAAACTTACTTACGACACATTAAAGACACGTCTCGCGCTGGCAGGGAAGTACAATAAAGAGGTCGAAGATGATAACAGAGATAACGCTAATAAGCAGAATTAACGCAACAGAAGACAAGAAGACTAAAGTGCTTGCGGAGATAGAAAGCATAACACAGAAAGAGTTTTCCACCGCAGGAGAAAAAGGCATAAAACCAGCATTTAAAATTGTAATGTGGCGGCACGAATATAATAACGAGACAGAGCTTGAGCACAATGGACAACGCTTAACAGTATACAGGACATACGACAAGATAACAGAGAATAAAATTGAGCTGTATACAGAAAAAAGGGCAGGCAGAAGATGAATGAAGTTATAAATGTAGATGATACTGCAACGGCTATAGCACAGGCACTTACAGAGTATAACCAGGAAGTAGCGGACAAAACTAAGAAAGTTGTAAATAAAGTTACACGCGAAACTGTAGAGACTCTGCAACGCATAAGCCCGAAGCGTACAGGAAAATACGCAGAAAACTGGACGAGAAAAAAAGGCTACGAAGACACGCGAACCCGAAGAAATACAATTTACAATGATAAGAGATACCAATTAACACATCTTTTAGAGTTCGGACACGCTTCCAAATACGGCGAGGTTAAAGGAATTCCACACATTTCCATAGCCAACAAAGAAGCCCAAACTAAGTTAGAACAGGAAGTTAGAAAGGCACTTGAATGAAAGAAAATGTAATTATACAGCGAATTAAAGATGTAGGACTTCCTTATACAGAAGTAGAGTTTAAAGAGACAATAGAAACGCCATTCCCAGAACTTCCATATCTGATATATATTAAGCCGTTAATAGAACTTAGAAAAAGTGATGACGGCATTATGTTTATTAAACGCATTAAAATGGCTATAGAGCTGTACACGGACAGAAGCCCAGATGAGAAGCTGGAAGAAAAAATAGAAAAAGAGGTATTAAAAGATACAGAGTACACTAAATACCAAACCAAGCTCGAAAACGAGGACATTACACAAACAGCATATGAATTTAACTTAATAGAGAAAGGAAAAATAAAAAATGGATAGTGAAAGAATAATATTAGGGAGCGGCAAGCTTTATTGTGTGCAGTTTACAGGTGAAATCCCAGAAGACGCAGTTATAGAAACAGAGGAAAATGAGCTTGCACACATTAAAGGTGGCGCAAGCTTAGAATACAAAGCAGAGAGTTACACAGCTGAGGACGACCTCGCGCTCGTAAGAAAAACAAGACTAACTAAAGAAGAGGTAACCTTAAAAGCAGGCTTATTAACTTGGTGTGGTAATACACTTAAGAAGTTGTGTTCAACGGCGAGAGTTACAGAAACTAAGATAAAACGAACTGTTAAAATAGGCGGCATTAAGAACCAAACAGATGAAAAATATCTTCTTCGCTTCTTGCACGAGGATAGCGAAGACGGCAATATACGAGTAACGATTGTTGGCAAAAATGAAGCAGGATTTAGCTTTAGTTTTGCCAAGGACGCAGAAAGCACACTTGAGCCAGAGTTTAGCGCACACCCAATGGACAAGGACGGAACATTAATAATCTTTGAAGAAGATATTATAGAAGAGGTATAAAATGGCAAACAAGTACTTTGATTTTGGAAAATTAAAAAGAAGCTTCTACAACACTAAGTTATATGACGGCACAACACTCATCGTGGAAATGCCGAAGAAAAGAACATTCGAGAAAATGCAGGAAGTGGCAGAAGCGGATAAAGATGATAACAGTATAGAAGCTTATAACAAGCTCCTGGAGCTAATGGCGGAAATTCTTAGCAATAACCGCAACAAGAAAAAGATAACAGTTGAGTATCTTGAAAAAGCAGGATATACAATAGAAGATATTGTTACATATATAAGCAATTACACAGATTTTGTTAATTCTATATCAAAAAACCCAAACTAAAAATACCGCACTGTCCGATACAGACAAACAACGATAGCAGTGCGGTACACTACGAATTACAGACATTACCAGAAAAACTAGTTATAGATTATCTTAATATCTCTATATGTGATGTGCAAGATATGCCTATAGACCTGTATTTATTCTTTATGCGAGAAGCTTTTATTAGCAAAATGCTGGAAACGAAAGAGGGACAAGAGTACCTTGAGAACTGTTGGCGATTAGAACAGACCAAGCCAGACAGGCAGAAGATACGCGAAAAAATGAAAGAGCGATAATTGGGGAATATTAAAGGAATTACAATAGAAATTGGCGGCAATACAACCAAATTGTCGCAGGCATTATCTAATGTAAATAAAGAGAGCAGTGCATTACAAAAAGAGCTTAAAGAAGTAGATAAACTGCTTAAACTCGACCCGACCAACACGGAGTTACTTACCCAAAAGCAAACTTTACTTAAAAATGCAATTGCAAGCACAAAAGATAAATTAAATACACTTAAAGAAGCGGAGAAACAGGTACAGGAGCAGTTTAAAAATGGCGAGGTATCCGAACAGCAGTACAGAAGCTTACAACGGCAGATAGTAGCGACAGAACAAAGCTTAAACAGCTTATATAAAGCTACAAGTAATAGTTCTGTGGCTTTGGAAAAAATAGGAGCAGGAGCGGACAAGCTATCCGACAAAGCAAGCAACTTATCTAACAAGCTAAAGCCTGTAAGCACTGCGGCAATCGCCGCAGGAACAGCAAGCTTGCTTGGAGCTTCTAACTTCGAGGACGCTATTGCTAAGGTATCTACAATAGCAGACGCAAGTGTCGTAAGTATAACAGATATGAGTACAGCGATTATGAAGCTGTCCAATGATACAGGACAATCCGCGACAGATATAGCAGAAGCAGTATACAACGCAATATCGGGCGGTGTAAATACTGCGGACGCCGTGACATTTGTAGCAAACGCCACAAAGCTTGCGAAAGCAGGTTTTACAGACACTGCAAACGCTACGGATATTCTTACAACCGCTCTAAATGCCTATGGGCTGTCTGCGAAAAATGTTACAAGCATAAGTGATATGCTTATAACAACGCAGAATTTAGGTAAGACAACTGTAAACGAGTTAGCGAGTGCAATGGGTAAAGTTATTCCAACGGCGAACGCTAACAACTTGCAAATAGACCAGCTTTGTACAGCTTACGCAGATATGACTGCGAAAGGTATAGCGACCGCAGAAAGCACAACTTACTTGAATTCTATGTTTAACGAGCTAGGCAAGGGCGGCACGACAGTAGACAGCATATTGAGAGAGAAGACAGGAAAGTCATTTTCGGAGTTAAATGCAGACGGCGCAATCTTAACAGATAGCTTGCAAATCCTTAAAGACAGCGCAAATGAGACAGGCAAAAGCTTTGGCGACCTGTGGAGCAGTTCAGAAGCTGGTAAAGCGGCTACCGTACTTCTTGGTAACAGCACAGAAGAGTTTACAGATATTCTTGGACAAATGCGAGACAGCACAGGAGCTACAAGCGAAGCGTTCGACAAGCTCGACACAGATAGCAATAAAGCTAAGATTGCACTTAACCAAGCTAAAAATGCCGCGACTGACTTAGGAACACAGGGACTTGAACTTGTAAGACCACTGTTAGAGAAAGTAACAGAAAAGATAAAAGAGTGTACAGAGCATATTGCAGGAATGTCGGACGAGCAAAAGCAGACACTAGATAAAGCTATAGGTGTTGCGGCAGTACTAGCACCTCTTGCACTTGTAATAAGCAAAGTGTCCTCTACTGTTAGCAATGTAACACAAGTGTGCAAGGATTTAAGACCAGTTATATTACTGCTTAATAATGCAATAGCGGCAAACCCTATTGTGTTAGTTATTACCGCAATAGTTGCATTAATAGCAATTCTTGTGACGATGTACAATAAGTGCGAATGGTTCAGAAATGGCGTAAATGACATTTTTGGCAATATACAAGAATTTGTATCTGGTGCGATAGAAAACATAAAGACGTTCCTAGACAATATCTGGACGAAAATACAGGAAGTGTGGGGCTATATAGAGCCTTACGTCCAGACGGCAAGGGACTTTGTAGCGCAGATTATAAGCGATATTACCCAGATTTTTTCTGATGCTTGGGAAATTATCAAGCTTGTTTGGGACTTGGTTAGTCCGTATTTTGAAACAATAATTAATAATATTAAGATATATTTTTCAACAGTCAGCGAAATTCTAAGCATTGGTTTCAAGCTGGCGTGGGAGATAATTAAAAGTATCTGGGACTTAGTTAGCCCATTTTTCTCGGCGGTTATAGAGACAATAAAAAGTATCTTTTCGGTAGTTGGAGAAGTTCTAAGCTCTGGATTTAAACTTGCTTGGGAAATTATTAAAAATGTCTGGAGTGTTGTAGGTGCGTACTTCTTAATGGTATGGAATACCATAAAAAACATCTTCGCAGTAGTTAAAGATGTTTTGTCGGGCGATTTCGCAGGTGCGTGGGAAGCAATTAAAAATATCTTTGCAGGCTTCGCCGATTTCTTTTCGGGCTGTTGGGAAGCAGTTAAAAATATATTCGGGGCAGTTATAGAATTTTTTGGAAACATCTTCGGATCCGCGTGGGAAGCAGTCAAAAATGCGTTCGCGAATTTTGGCGATTTTTTCGATGGCCTGTGGGGACGAATTAAAGATACATTCTCGAACCTGGGCGAAAGTATCGGCGACGCAATAGGAAGCGCAGTAAAAACAGCAATTAACGGCGTAATCGCAACAATAGAAAATACGATTAACGGCGCAATAAGATTAATTAATAAAGCACTTAACCTTATTAATAATATTCCCGGTGTAAACATTCCGAACATACAGGAATTAGACTTGCCACGATTAGCTCACGGCGGCGTTATCGCCGAGGGCGACGCGCTAATCGCCGAAGCGGGTCCAGAGGTTGTTAAAATGGTAAATGGCAAGGCAATAGTAACGCCACTTACACCGAGTGCAAAAAATACAGCGTTAGGCAAAGAAGACAAGACTAACAACACAACTAATAATATTAATCTTAATATCGAACACTTCGAGAATAATCGACAGACAGACATTAAGGAATTAACAGAGGAAATGCTACAGACAGCAGAAGAATTAAAGGAAAGGGACGACAGAGTATATGCGTGATTATCTTAACAGCTTTACATACAAAGGAATAAATTCGCTCGATATGGGGCTTATAATTGCAGAAAAAAGCAACGCATATAACAAAGCGGATCCTGTAATCGAGACTATCAGCGTGCCAGCAAGAGGCACGTTGATAGTTGATAACAGGACGGATGAACTCGATAACCCACAATTTAATGATTATACAGAGAAATACATCTGTTATATAGATATAGATATGCTGGGGATAAGCTTAGAAGAACACGCACGCCGCTTGTATGCTTGGCTCTACAGTGGTGATATATCCTTTAGCGAGCTGTATGACACATATGATGAAGATTATTACACTCTTGCTTATGTTAGTAGCAATGCAAGCATAACAGACTTAGCACGCCGCTTATTAGGTAAAATAGAGATAGAATTTACCTGTAAAGCATACAAGAGGAGCATTAAAGGCGATAAGCTAATAACACTAACAGAAGCGACAACACTTAACAACCCAGAAGCGTTTACATCGCTTCCGTACATTAAAATCTACGGAAGCGGCAACATTACGCTGAGTATTAATAACAGGTCGCACGCCTTTAAAGATGTAGATGGATATATAGAGATAGACAGCGAACTGATGAACGCCTATAAAGATAAGCAACTGCAAAATAATAAAATGCTTACAACACTATTTCCAAAATTAGCGGCAGGAGCTAACAATATAAGCTGGATTGGAAATGTGACAAAAGTAGAAATAATACCGAGGTGGACAAAATTATGATACCAATTCTGTACGACAAAAGAGAAACTGAATTCGCAACAAACGGAATAGGGCTTCTTATAGACGCAGTAAGCTGTCTCGTTACAGAAGAACGTAACAGCACATACGAGCTTACACTTGTATATCCACAGAATGGACACCTTGCAGAATACATAGAAGAAGACAGCATTGTTAAGGCAAAGGCAAATGATACAGATGAGTTACAGCTCTTTAGAATATACAAAACAGGAAAGCAGATAGGTGACAACACAACGTACTACGCAGAACATATAAGCTACGAGCTTACCGCTAATCCTGTAGAGCACTTTAATGTAAGCGGAGTTAATGCACAGCAGGCATTAACAGAGCTGTTAAAACAAGCGATATTTCCGCACAAATACACAGGATACAGCAATATAACAACAGTAAATAAGACAAGTATAAATGAGGTTATTAGCATAAGAAAAGCGCTCGGCGGTATAACAGGAAGCTTATTAGATGTCTGGGGTGGCGAATACCACTTCGATAATTACAAGGTAGAATTATTAAAGAACCGAGGGCATAACAACGGCGTTACAATTGCCTACGGCAAGAACCTAGTAGACGCCAAGCAAGAAAAGAATATTGCCAATGTGGTGACAGCAATATTCCCTTATGCTTACTACAAGACAGAAGAAGCGGAAGAAGAGACTTATGTATCTTTAAAAGAAAAAGTACTAATACACCCAGATAGCAACATCTACGCATATACAAGATGTGAGCCTGTGGATTTTAGTGATGAATTTGAAGATGGCGAAATAATAACGCAAGACGCATTAAGAGAAAAAGCACAAAAGTACATAGATAATATGTCTATAGAACCAGATATTAACATAACCTTGTCTTACGCACAGTTAAAGAAGACTAAAGATTATAAGAATATAGAAGTTATGGAAAGTATAGCTCTATGCGACATTATTAATGTGCGAATAGATAAACTTAATATTAATGCAACAGCTAAAGTTGTTAAGACAACATACAATTCTATTAAAGAGCGGTTTGAGAGTGCGGAAGTAGGAAGTGTAAGAACTAATCTTGTTAAGCAACTTAATGCGAAGCAGAAAGAGACACAGGAAAGTATAGAAGTTAGCAAGAGCCGCACAGAGAAGATAAAAGAAACTATAGAGAAAACAATTAAAGATGTAACAGCAGCAATTACAGGCAATAGCGGCGGTTATGTAGTCCTTTACCCGGAGAAGAACCCGCAGGAAATATTAATATTAGATACCCCGAATATTAATACAGCTAAAAATGTCTGGCGTTGGAATTTAGCAGGACTGGGACATAGTTCCAACGGCGTAAATGGAACATTTACAACAGCTATAACAGCGGACGGGCAGATTGTAGCAGACTTTATAACCGCTGGAAAATTAACAGGGAAAATCTTAGCGGCTGGCACTGTGTACGCAGAAGCATTAGATGTAGAGTATAAGAATTCTGTTAAGGAGTATACAGATAACGCAAAGCAAGCGGCAATTAAAACATCTTCTACAGAGATAAAGAATACAGCAGAAGAACTAAAGTTAATTGCTAAGGGCATTAAAGAAGATAACACACATAATTATGTGGATAACCCTAAATTTAGTGGAAATTTTGGCGAGGATAACTTTTTGTGGGGGACGAATACAAGCGATAACACAGTTATAACGGATACAACGCTTGGCAGATGTGTAAAGTTAGTAAGATACACAGATCCGTCCTACATATATATAAATGTGGGAAAGTTGGCAGCAGGAACATACAGAGTAACATATAAAGCGGCAACAATAAAAGGACAAGAGCCACGAACAACAACTCGTGCAAGTTTTCGCTCTGCCACTATAACAAGCCGGAGCGGACAGCTCAAATCTGATGAATGGACAACAATAGAGAAAGACATAACAATAACAGAAGCTAACTCGAACATATTATATATATATGCTAACAGTATGAATAGCACTCTCTTAGTAACAGATGTTAAAGTGTTAGGCTTACTAAGCACATACACAGAAACGCAAGTTAAATTAAGAGATGAATTAATAGAATTAGAAGCTAAAAGAGCAAAGACAGCTGAGGGCGAGCTAAAAGCTTCAATTGCAGTAAATGCGGAAAGCATAACGAGCTGTGTAACTAAAGATAGTATAAGCAGCTATATTAAGCAATATTACGATAAGGTAATAGTGGCATTTAACAACAATTCTAAGTACGTCCAGATTAACGCTGGCGAGATTGCAATCTATGACGGTGCAATTGAGGGACAACAGTTGAGAAGCAAATTCGACCAGAACGGCAATAACTTCTGGCGTGACGGCTATTTTGTCGGAAAAATAGGTACAAACCAATGGGAAGACGATAAAACCCACAAGGGCTTGTCGTTCGATTTAGAACTACAGGGGAAGTATATGTGTTGGGCGCGAAAAACAGAAGCACTAGGAAGTTATAAAGTTGTTTGGTGCTATTCTAGGGCTGGCAGTATACACAATGAGGAGGGTTTGCATTTTGGCGCAGACATCTACGCACACAACTATAAAATGCAAGATGTTAATTTAGTTAATGCCAGGACAAATGGATATACTACAGTAAGCAAAAAAATCCCAGTTGTAACAAGCATAACTAAAAACGATGATGGCTCATTGACGTGGACATATAGCAGTATCACAGTTCGCGGCGGTTTAGTTACAGCCGCGCCTAATAGCTCGGAGGACATTTAGAATGGATAAAACAGAGGAAAAACAGGAAGAAAAATTAATAGTAACAGAAGCAGAAGAACCAAAAACGGAAGAAGCGGAAGAAGTAAGAGAGGAGACTGTTAGATTTGGATAATACAGATAAAACAAAGGAAAAACAGGAAGAAAAGAAAGTACCTCTTAATGTAACTATTACAGCGGCAAGGGCAGATATGCAAATGGCTATAGTAGATATAGAACAGAGGTATGGGCTTCCAGCATATCTTACAGATTTAATTTTAACGGCGTGCTTGAGCGATGTAAGAGATTGTGCAACGAAAGAGCTAATTGACAGATGATAGGACAAGAAAAATGACGAATATACAGGAAATAACAGTAGCAATAGATGATAAACCACCATTTGAATACATTATAAGTAAAGAGGGCGAAGCAGACAGCAGAATAATTAAAGTGGGGTTTATCGAAAATAATATCGAGTATAAAATCCCTGCGAACACAATGGCAAGAATTAAAATCTACAAGCCAGATGGCAACAAGATTTTAAATGATTGTACAATTGCAGATAACAAGGTTGTATGCACGCTGAGTGAGCAGATGTTAAGTGCGGCAGGCGTCGGAAAAGGCGAAATCTTGTTATACAACAATAACAGCGTTCTCATCGGCGCGACATTCTATATAAAGATTGTCGAAGGTGTGTATAAAAACCACACGCTAATAAGCGATAATGATTACTTTAGCCTTAATAAAATAATGATAGAGACTATACAGGTAAGAGAGTCTCTTGAAAACGCCTACAAGATTGCAGAAACACAGGGAGAGAAAGCGAGCGAAGCGGCAGACAAAGCAAACACCGCCGCGACTGCGGCAAATAAAGCGACAACCGCGGCAAACACAGCAACGAGCGCGGCGAATACGGCAACTACTGCGGCAAATAAAGCGACAACAGAAGCACGAACAGCAACCGCAGAAGCAAATAAAGCTACTACGGCGGCAAATAAAGCAACCGCAGATACTACAGAAGCGCTAAAGACAGCACAGACAGCATTAAATACGGCGACAACAGCGATTAGCAACGCACAGGCGGCAAAAGCTACAGCAGACACAGCAACCGCAGAAGCGAATAAAGCTACAGCGGCGGCAAAGACAGCAACAACAGAAGCACAGACAGCAACCGCAGAAGCCAAGACAGCTACAGCGGCGGCGAATAAAGCAGCAACAGATACTACAACAGCAATCAGTAACGCAAAGACAGCAGCAGCGGAAGCAACTAAACAGGCAGAAGCGGCAAAGAAGACAACAGACGAAATGCGAGAAACTGTAACAGAAGCTAAGACAAATGCTACAGTATATATGTCTAATGTACAGACATATGTTAATACAGCAAAAGAATACGCCGCCGCCGCCAAAACTGCCGCAGACGGAATTAGCGGCGCACTTAAGCCGAAAGGTACAGTTGCCTTTGCACAGTTGCCTGCCATTGCTTCTGTAGAAGCTGGCAGTATGTACAATATTAGCACAGAATTCACATCTACGTCCTTGTTTAAGGACGGCGGTAATATAATATACCCAGCAGGCACGAACGTGTATAAGACAACAGATAACTTCTGGGATTGCTTAAGCGGCGAGCTGAGCGATTATCTTATGCGTGCGGATATAGACGAAGCAGTAGAGGAAGCAATGCCAGCTTACACAGCAAGCACAGAGTTGACGGAACTTGTAACAGGCGAGAGCGTTAAAACAGCGTTCGGAAAGCTTAAGACGGCTGTTAAGAATGTTATAACTATTGCTAAGCTATTAGGAAGTACAGATATAAGCAAGATAGGCGGCGGAACAGTAACAGGAGCTATAAGCACGCTTAATGGAAGAAAAGCAAGCGATATAGGCGGCGCACCTACGAGCCACGCAAGCAGTACAACAACCTACGGACAGGCGACAGGTGCGAACTACGGACACGTTAAGCTAAGCGATACAATCGTTAGATCTGTGGGAACGGCTAACAGTGGGCTTGCGGCTTCCCAATATGCCGCGTACCAGCTATACGCAAGAATTCCAACAATGAGCGTATCTGGAACTACATTAACGATAACAACTAAAAGCTAAGAGGTTTATTATGGGAATAATAGCAAATACAAGCAACATAGATACTGTTATATACAATGGAACAGAAATGGAGGAAGTTATATACAACGGCGTTGTCGTGTGGAAGAAAGTCCAAGCGATGTATGATTATAGCAGTTTTGGTACGTTTGTAGGGCTATACGGAACTACACATTTTTTATTTAGGCAAGGGACTGCTGATATAATTAACGTAGTAAATATATCTACTTTTAAAAACGAAGCCGATTTTGGTTATAAATATCACAGTTCGAATGAATTTGAAGCGATAAAAAGCGGCACATTATACTGCAATCAGTATGGCAGTGATTATTCTGCAAATGAATTAGCCGGATGGGAAATTAATTGTATTCGCAACGCTAACAGCATTCCAGAGACTACAATTAACTTTCCGATAAAAGGCGACACAGCAAACAAAATCGAGCAGGATTATATGACTATGGACGGACTTGACTTTGATACTCTGTGGGGCGATATGTACGCAATTAATTATACAACTAATAAGTTAGTGGTAGAAATGCGAGCGGACTACTATGTCCAAAAGGATACAGGTGCAGACAATTGGACAGAGTATTACAGGACGGTATACATAATCGAAATACCAATTGTTAACGAAAGTACATTAAATTTTAATGCTGGTAAAATTATTAAAGAGTTTAACAAGGATTATACAATCGAAGAACCAGGAAGTTACGAGGACTTTAACAGCGAATATTATTATAATACTTACACACAGGATTTATACAGGATATGCAGTAGAGAAGATAACGACGGCGATACAGCGGAATTCTTTAAAATCAACAGTGCAACTAATACCGCCTGGGGCGGATTACCTGTGACGCAAATACCTGTTTCTAATATAATAAAAGGTGCGGAATTTAGCTTTAAGGGCATTGACGCAACCTTGTCTGTCCCTTATGCTGCATTAAAAGGTACATTAGATATATATGTATTTAACAGCAATGAGCTGGTTAAGTCTACACTAGCAGACAGCGACCTGTGTACAGGGACGACAAAAAATATTGTCGTAAAATATAATGGAGAAGATGTATACATAGCGAACACAACTAAGAAGATAATAAAGAAATTAAAGTTTAACGAAAGCACATTTGTGGTAACTCTATAAAAATAAAAAACGTACTAACCACAAAAGTTAGCACGCTTTAAAATATACTTATTACAACAATATAATAGCACAACAACAGTAAAATGTGAAGTGCGAACAAAAGTGTATATATAATTAAGGAAAAGGAAAATGAAAACAAAAATCTGCGTTGCATTCGGTGCACTCGGTGGAGCAATTGCGACGGCTCTCGGTGGCTGGAACAGCTCTTTAACAACATTGGTTGTATTTATGATTATCGACTATGTTAGTGGTATTGCTGTGGCTGGCATATTCCACGCAAGCACCAAAACAGAAAGCGGCTCTCTTAAGAGCATTGCAGGAGCCAAAGGGCTATGCAAGAAAGCAGTAATACTCTTATGTGTGTTAATTGCTTATCGTTTAGATATAGCAGTTGGAACTACATATATAAGAGAAGCTGTAATTATTGGATTTATGTCCAATGAGCTAATTAGCATAGTCGAAAATGTCGGACTTATGGGCGTTCCTATGCCGACAGTAATAACTAAAGCAATAGATGTTTTACAGAATAAAAGTAAAGCGATAGAAGAACAGGAGTAAAAAAGTATGGAAAAGATAAAATGTGGAGATTTTGCAAAGTGGAACGGCAATGTTGACTGGAACAAAGTAAAAGCGGCAGGACTGACACACGCAGTCCTAAAGGTAATCAATAAACAGCTCGAACCAGATGAGCAATTTGAAAATAACTGGCGTGGTTGTCAGCTCTCTGGCGTACACATCTGTGGCGTGTACAACTATGTATACACACCTACAGTCGAGAAAGCAATCGAAGCCGCTAGGAAAGTAATCGAAATCTTAGGCGGTAGAAAAGTAACTGTATATATGGACATCGAAGATGTAGTTATGCGCTACTTAGGAAGCGGAATAATAGATATTATTAAGGCATATAAGCAGGTGATCGAAGAAGCTGGCTGTACATTCGCTATATACACGGGAATGAGCTTTTATGGCTCTTATATTAAGCCTTATGCAGACGAGGAAGTATTAAATTACAATTATTGGATAGCAAGGTACAAAGATTATGAGCCAATGACCTTAGCGGATGAGCCAGAAGAGAGCAGAAAGCCGCTTATTGTTAATAATCTTGTAGGCTGGCAGTATACAAGCGTAGGCAGAATAGACGGCGTAAATGGTAACGTGGATTTGTCGGAATTCTATGGTATGCACGATAATTGCGACACTGATAACAATACTGAGCAGGAAGAAAACAATAACAATCCTGTTAATATTACATATGCGGCTTATACAGACAAATGGTGGGACGAAGTAACTAACCGCGAGGACTGGGCTGGTAAGTGCGATAACGTAGCAATTAAGGGGCTTGCTGTTAGAGTAGACAGAGGAAGTGTTAAGTATAGAGCACACACAATTAACGGCGATTGGCTTCCTTATGTTACAGGTTACGATCTTAACGACACGAACAATGGATTTGCTGGCGACCTTGTAAATGCAATCGACGCCGTAGAAATTATATATTATACAAGCGAAGAAGAAGCGGCAAGAAATGAATGGAAGTATGTACACTATGTAGCTTCTGCGTTCAACAACGACAAGTTCTATCCGGAACAGATAGACGACATTAAAGATAATGGTATGGACGGATATGCTGGTGTATTTGGAAATCCTATAGACAAATTGCAGATGTGGGTAGAATAAAACAACTAAATAAAAATAATCAAGGAAGAAAGCCGCAAGCAAAAAAAGGCAAGAGCGTAAATGAATACATTAACGCTTTAATAGACAAGGAGCTGAGTGATTTCAAAGATGAATAAAAAGAGGGGTTCGCCCCTCTTTTTTAATGAAAATCGTATATTTCAATACATATATATGTTACTGTTTATGCAATGAAATTAGTATAAAACAAAACGCTATTAC